CTCACAAGATTCAGATAATTGCACTCCTAATGTGGTTAGTATAGATGAGAGTAGAATGCGACATTTAGGAAACGATTGTACGCTATTAGTATTGCCGGGGACGAGATTTGCGAATATAACCAATCATATCAAGCATTTTGAAAATATAGGCATAGCCAGTGGATTTTACAACGGCTCAAAAAAACGAGCGATTATCCACTGCCTTGAGAACTTGAATATCAAAGATGTGTCAGGAGACATATTGGTGAATGATTATTGGAAGTTTAGAACAGAGCATCAAACAGGTCATTGTGGACGCCCATTGATAGTTACTACTCAAGGTGGATCTGCAGTTGTGGGTATTCACGCCGCTGGAGGAGATCACGACGACACAGTTGTGGTTGTGAGTATTCCAAGAACAATTCAAAAGGAATTATTGTCTTTAGATAGTAACACTGGATTTATGCCTGTTACTTCGGAAAGTTCGACCAATTTGAATTTTAAAGACACGATCAATCCGAAAAGCGCTATTCACTATGAAGATATGTCAAATGTGCGAATCTATGGTTCCGTTGACATGCCAGTACTAGCTAATATGAAAAGCAAATTGAAGAAAACTCCTTATTACGAAGAAATAGATGAAATGATCATGGACGAATACGGTTATATACAATCAGAGAAATATGGTAAACCACACTTGAAAGCATTTATTAACTCAAAGGGAGAATGGACTTCACCTTATAATTTAGCGATTCGTAAGATAAACAAGCAACGAGGAAAAGTTAATATTAAGACCATGAAGAAAACAATAAGAACTATAGTTAAACATCTCACTGAGCGTCTGAAAGAGAAGGGGGTAAAAATCTCTCCCTTGCCATTAGAGCAAGCCATTAATGGAGCAAAGGAAGATTACTACACGCGCAAGATTGACATGACAAAAGGATCTGGATTTGGGCGACAAGGAAAGAAAGGAATGCATTTCGATAAAGAACCCGAAGGATTGTTGCCTAATGATGAACTGCTGAAGAAAATTATTGAGAGAAAGCAAAAATACCTTAATGGTGATTCCTCTCCTATCATCTTCGAAGCTACTCCTAAAGATGAGCCTAGGGCTAGAAGTAAAATAGACAAAGGTAAAACCCGTATTTTTTATGCTGGATATTTAGAGAGCTTAGTCGTGGCCAGGCAATATTTGGGACCAATCTTTTCATTACTTAGTGAGTTCAATCTTTTATTTGGGTGCGCCATAGGTTGTGATCCTCACCGCGACGGAAAGAAACTATCTGATTATCTGAGAGAAGTTAATGACAAAAAAGATTATGGAGAAGAAAAATGGATTGAAGGAGACTATGAAGGTTTTGACGTTTCTATGAACACTGAAGTGACATGGGCGGCATTTACTATCATTTGCCTCTTAGCACAAGCTTTGGGATACAACGATGATGCTATGAAAATATTAAAAGGACTTTTAAACGATTTGATGCATCCGTTGATCGAAATGTTGGGAGACCTTTTTATGGCTATCATAACTCCTTCTGGCATGTATGGAACGGCGGAGCTAAACTCTATCAAAGGATTAATTTTGATTGTTTATACTTTCCTTAATGACGTGAGATCAGAAGGTTTAGACCCGTTTGAGGTCCTTCGACCTTTATTATACGGAGATGATGTCTTGTGTGCTGTACATGATTCAATTTCGTGGTTCAACAATAAGTATTTTGCTAGTCACATTGAAAAAGGGCTAGGAATGGTATTTACTAGTGCTTCCAAAGGAAAACACGAAACTAATTTTGTAAATTTCTTCACTGCTACATTTCTTCGACGATCTTTTAAATTAGATGGTGATAAGG